ATAATATCATCTGGTATGACCCAGATGATATTGGATATGAGGTTTTATCAAGGAATTAAAGCAGTAAGATTTCAAAGACAAGCCACCTCTCACCAGTTAATGTTTGTTAAGGAATTGGTGAAAATCAAAAAAGATTTGGGCATGCGACTACTGTATGAGGTAGATGATATTGTTTTCAAACAAGACATTCCCGATTACAATAGATGCAAAGAAGCTTTTGATAATGAGGAAATATTAAAAAATATACTAGAAATTATAAGCCTCATGGATGAAATGACAGTAACTTGTCAATTCATGAAAGATTATTATATAGAAAAAACTGGTAATAAGAAAATTACAGTCATACCTAACTATGCTCCAAAATTTTGGTTAGATCGTTATTATGATTCAGAAAAAATTCTACGTAATTTTGAGAAAAATAAAAAGAGACCTAGAATTTTATATTCTGGTTCCGGCACTCATATAGACGTTTTAAATAAAACCGGCATGAAAGATGACTTCCATCACGTAGTTGATGAAATCATTAAAGCTAGAAAGAAATTTAAATTTGTATGGAAAGGATGTTACCCATTAGCAGTAAAACCATTTATTGATAATGGTGAAATGGAATATGTTCATTGGTCACCATTATCAGAATATCCACAAGGTATTGTTGATACTAATAGTAACGTATATTTTGCATCATTGGTTGACAACATTTTTAATAAATCTAAGAGCAACATTAAAATGATTGAAGCAGGAGCATTAGGTCTTCCTGGAGCTTATCAAGATATGTGTACATATGAGACTGCTTCCAATAAATTTAAATCTGGTACAGATCTTATTAATCAATTAGAGGTCATTACCTCTGATGTTAATACCTATATGAAAATGTCTGCAGATGCACGTAAATTTGCTGAAGGATTGTGGCTAGAAGACCATTTAGACGAATACGTAGGTTTGTATCTGACAGAATGGGGATCAAAAGAAAGAAACGAAAAACATTCAGGAATTATAAAGTTAAATCCAGACCAGAAATACAATAATTGATCTGGATTTTCTTTTGTTGTGACTTTATAATATATAAATGGCATATCGTAACGTATATTATGACGGCAAACAACAAGCAGTTCATCTTTGGACGTGGGATGAAAATGGTAATCGAATTAAATTAGAGGCCAGTTACGAACCTTGTCTCTTTGTGGAGAGTAATACCCACAAAGACGCGGTCTCTATTTTTAACACTCAACTCAAAAAGATTAAATTTAAAAATCAATTTGAGAGAAATAAATTTGTAAATGAAACGCCTATCAAACGGTTGTTTCATAATTTAAGTTGCGAACAAGATTTCTTATTAAATACATTTAAAAATGATATTAATAAACCAGATTTTGGACAACATCCTTTAAGAGTATTTTATTGGGATGTTGAAACATACAGTCCAGCAGATTTTCCACACCCAGAGACAGCAAAAGATCCTATTAATCTTATTACTATATATGATTCTTTTGCCAAAAAATTCTTTTCTTGGGGATTAAAACCTTACAAATCTTCAGATCCCAGTGTGGTTTATACACATTGTAAAAGAGAGGTAGACATTTATGAAAAGTTTTTGAGTTTTTGGGAACAAGACCCGCCAGATATAATGACTGGTTGGAATACAGAAGGGTTCGACGTGCCTTATCTCATGAATAGAATCAGCAAACTCATGAGTGAAGAAGACGCGGCAAGGCTTTCACCTATAAAATCTTTATATTATAGAGAAAATGTTGCCATGAATAAATTTGGCAAGATGATTAATAGGTGGTATATACGCGGAGTCAGTAATATAGATTACATGGAGGTATATAAAACCTTTTCCAGAGGAGATTCGGAGTCATATAGTCTCAATTATATCGGTGAAAAAGAATTAAATGAAGGCAAGACAGATATTGGTGGTACTAATTTAGCTTCTCTATCGGAAACAGATTGGAATACTTTTGTAGATTACAATATTCAAGACGTTAGACTATTGGTCAAATTAGAAGAAAAATTAAAATATTTGAAATTGGTAAGAAACCTTTCTTATAAAGGATTTATTCCATTCGAACAATCCCTGGGTAAAGTATCTATGATTACAGGTGCCGTTGCGCATCAAGCAGCCATGCAGGGATATGTCATTCCTACATTCAAAAGTGATCATACAAGAGATGAATATGTGGGTGGTTATGTGCACGAACCAGAGAGAGGATTGAGTCGTTCTGTATTGAGTTATGATGCAAACAGTCTATATCCCAATACCATCATATCTCTCAATATTTCACCAGAAACCAAGATAGGTAAAATTACTAATATTGATAACGGAGAGTACACAATATTATTAGCCAACGGTAAAAGTATAAGTTTACCGGAAGATAAATTTCACAAATTAGTAGAAAGGGAAAATCTTTCTATTTCCAAATATAATGTTTTATATACACAAAAATTTAAAGGAGTAATACCCAATCTCATTGATCGTTTGTATAAAGAAAGGGTAGATACAAAAAATCAAATCAATGTGTGTAAAAAACAACTTCAAAAAACACAAGACTCAAAAGATAAGGAAGTTTTACAAGACAAGATATTCAATTTAGACACACAGCAAAATGTTTATAAGTTGGTTTTGAATTCTATATACGGTACTTTTGCACAATTATATTCACCACTTTTTGATATTGATCACTCAGCCAGCATTACTCAAACTGGTCAAACAGTAGTTAAACAAGCAGCAGATATTGTATATGATTATGCTTTGACAAAAGGATTTAAAGGTGACAAATCTTTGATATACAAATACAGTGACACAGATTCTATCTATATTAGTATACAACCATTATTGGATCATCTAGGATATGAATTGTTAAATTTAGATAATACCATTACACCAGAATGTAAAAAAATAATTGAAGAAATTGATGATGTATTAAACAATGAAATTATTGGTTGGGCTAAAATCAATCTCAAATCATCAGATCCTCGGTTTGTATTTAAAAGAGAAACCATATGTGACAAGGCACTTTTCCTAGAAAAGAAACGATACATCCTTCACGTATTGGATCAAGAAGGTCACAAACCAGATAAACCCTTTAAATATGTCGGTGTTGAGGTAGCTAGATCATCTATAGCTAAAGAGGTTAAGACTCTGATCAAAGATGTTATCGAAGCAGTAGTATTAACATCAGATAAAAAGAAATGTAATGAAATGTATAACCAAGCATATGAGTCATTTTCTAAATTATCTCCAGAAATTATAGCAAAAAGAGTTAAGATAACTGATTTTGAAAAATATGAATCAAAAATGGTAGACAATAAAATAGCAAAAGGAACTCCAAACCACGTCAAGGGTGCTATTTACTTCAATCAACTATTGAAAAAATTTGAAATAGATAATGTATATGAGTCTATTGGCAGCGGAATGAAAGTTAAAACCTTTTACGTAAACAAAAATCCATTTAATTTTAAAAGTTTAGCATTTATAGACAATATACCGCCTCAGATTTCAGAAATTATTAAACCAGATTACCAGAAAATGTTTGAAAAAAATGTTGTACCTCCAATAGAAAGCGTTTATAATTGTGTTAATTGGACACTACCGAGTGTAGGACAGACCATGCAAACCGATTTATTTGATTTATTTTCTTTATAAAAATTATGTTAATATCCCACGAAGCACCGAAAAATATTATGAATTTAGTCCAAGAGTACACGGACTATGATTATTGTCTTGTACATCTAATGCAGGAGAGTAATGAATATAGAAACTTTTTCTTTGATGCCAAGAAAAAGAAACGCAAAATTATTTTAGATTGCAGTCTTTATGAATTGGGGCATGCATATGATATTAACAAATATATAGCATGGATTAATATTTTAGATCCTAGTGAATATATAGTTCCTGATGTGTTTCAAAATTTCGAAGCAAATATTCAAAGTTTTGAAAAATTTATGTCTATCCATAATCCATTTAAAGTTACAGGCAAGACAATTGGCGTGGTGCAAGGAAGGACATACAAAGAAATGAAGGAATCTTACGAGTTTATGAAAGAAAATGCAGATAAGGTTGCTATCAGTTTTGGATATGACTTTTATCTTAAAGAAACTAA